TTAGCAACACGTTGTACATAAGCCTCGACATCATCATCGTTCATGTTTCCAACATAAACTTTGAAAATTCTTCTTTCAGGGGCTCGTGAGGTACGATAAATCAACATCGCATCTTCAGATAACAAAAGTTGTTTCCAAATGCGACGAGATTTTTCCAACATTGAGGTACCATATGGGAGTTTTCTGTCGTCCCCTAATAATCTGAAGTGTGCAATTTCCCAAGTTTGAAATTCCATATTTTGGGTTTTCCAAGTAAACCTTAACCCTTTGTCTTCAGTATCATTTTTTGTAACACCAACCGAAGCATTTCTTGTTGACAAACCTTGTTCAAATCTCTCAATTTCGATGTTAGGTAGTTGTTGACATCCAACAACACCTTTTTCAGGGTCTAATCTCATATAAACAAAATTATCACCGTACTTACAGGTGTTTCTTGTCCACATGGGTAGATTAGTATTGATGTCTAAAGAATTATTAAATAAATCTGATAAAACGGATTTGATTCTTTTTGATTCAGAATAAATTTGAAGAATTTGACCATCTTCGTTTGGTGTGGTAGATTCTTCAGCGTAGATATCTAAGGCCGCAGAAATTTCCGGAGTGTACTCCATAGATTCGTAATCGTAATACGAAGCCAAACGATTTGGTTCATAATATACGGCTTGAGTGTAAAGGTTATTCTCAACCTTAGCAAATTGATTTGCTAAATAAAATGATTGTTTGGCTTGAAGTTTTTCCCTTTCGTACTCAGTTTTATCGGTAGTTCTGAGTAATTCCTTTTTATCTAACTTATAGACAGGAAAATCTTGATTCATCAAGGCATTAGGACCCAAAGCCCTTGTTAACCTCTGCCAAACCGTTAAATTTTTATTTTCCATTCTTACTCAAACTTAATCCCTTATGGATTATTATAAATACTTTTACCTTCCGAATAACCAACCATACTTTTGATAATCATTTCGGGTAGCCTCATAATTTTTAGAGTGATTCATCCCCGAATGATTAAACTGTGGTAAAGAAGGATTAAAATATTCGGATTTTTCTTTATTTTCGGTAACAACAGTAGACCAAGAATCCAACATTGCTTTTGTATGGTTTACCACCTTAACCAATGAGGGGAATGCCGCTTCCGCGACATAAGTCGCCATTGCAATGGACATAATACAATCATCATGATGACCTTTTTGGTGGTCAGGTCGACCATGGATATAAATAAAAGTTCCCATTTCATTTACCAACCTACTTGACCTTACTTTAAATTCATGACGGAGGGATTCTTCGAATGAAGCGATGATTTGGACCCTTTTATTGTTAAAATTAATCCCAGGTATTTTCTCTTTAACTCTTGGGTCATATTTCCATTTATTTGACATGTCGACTCCATCATAGAAAAAATTTTCATAACCCATTTCTTGAAGTTTTCTTGCCGTTGCAACCCCCATACCACCAGTCAAATCTATAACACACAAGGCACTATACATAATACCCCACTTATATGCGATTTCGGCTAATGTATCGGGTGGTAATTTTCCAACAAATTCTAATACTTGTTCTTTTTCATCAAAATCAATAATTACAAAACAAGAAAAGTCTTCAGAATCTCCCCGAGAAACATCTATACCCATAACATATTTGTGACCATTTACAGGTTCTTTCCAAATCCATAATTGTCCACCTACCAATTTGGCACTTGGTTCCTTAATATCATTTTTTTGGATATTCTGTAAAAGTTCAGAATCAAATACATTATCACCTGAACCCAAAAAGTTACATTCTAATTCTTGTGCAACTTTTCTTCTATCATATTTTAGTTTTTTAACCATACTTTCTAACCAAGATGAGCATGGTTTATAACCGTCTTCAATATATTTGTGTAAAGTATCTAAATTTCTTTCTTTTCTATTTTCAAGTGATAAATCAATAATACTATCTAATGGGTATTCATGTTTGTTAAGAAGGTAATGAACTAAGTCTTTAGTTTTAACCATATACAAATCTTTGGTATATCTAGGGTCACGATACCAATACATTTCAGTGATTTTGAAATCATTCATACCACGAAGCGCTTGGTCATAAATTTCATAGTAAATTGCGTCAAAACCATTAGGGGTTGAAATTACAACGACTTTACCTCCTGTAGAAAGAGATGCCATACAAGCCGCCCAAAAATCACTATCGGCCTCAATAAACGCGGCTTCGTCAAAAATTAATGTTGTGGGGGTGTAACCACGAAGTGCATCTTTTGAAGTTGCAACAGCTTTTACTTCACATCCGTTTGATAGTTTAAAGTGACGAGCGGAATTTTTTTCAGGTGCAAACCCAATTCCGACCCAACTTGGCCATTGTTCGGTGAATCCACGGATTTTGTTCGCAAATTCTACCGAAGTATCTAATTTATTTGCAATTATAAGAACTTTCTCGGGTTTTTCTTTTCTTGCAAATGCTAATCGTTTACTTGCCCAAGCGGCGGTAACTGTCGATACCCCAGCTTGACGATACTTCAGGGCAATATTTTCATTGTACTCCTCATAATCCTCGACAAGTTGAACTTGGTCTTGAAACAATTCCAAAGGAACATAACGGGAAACCGTATTGTCGTAAGTTTGTAAATAAGTTTTCAGTGCATACGGAGTGCTTTTCATACACTTTTTATACTCAATAATAACTTGTTCTTTTGTCATAATTTCTTAGTCAGGACGGGAAATTCCCAAACCTGATAAGAAATCTAAACCATCATCTTCGGAATCTTCGTCCGTGTCAAAACTTTCGTATTCCTCCTTATTTTGTTTTGCAATTGTAATCAACTCACGAAAAGAGTCGGTAGCCTTTGCAATTTTTTTGGTGTCTTCGGAAATTGCATTTCCAACAATTTCTAAGAATTCCTCAGCAGGGAGTTTATAAAGTTCCATTTGGAACCAATTAATCAAACCTTTGTTTTGTTCTTCATAAACTTCATCAGGTAACGCAAAACGGATTTTTTCTACAATTTGTGGTCCAATTCTAAGGGACCATGCCTCCATAGGTAAAGTATCGGTTTGACCCATAACTTTTTCACGAGTTGTGGGGTCTTCAGGTAAACCATAACGACCTTTAGCCTCTTCCAATCCTTTGATTATTTCATGACACACAATGGGAAACAACATCCCGTAGGCTTTGATTACGGTATCGGGAGAACTATCACCATCCTCGTCTTCAAAACCATCATCTCCGGCGTCCTCAAGTTCAACCTTTCCAGCAACTCCTTGACCTGTTGCACCCATCATCTCAATCATTTGTTCCATGGTGAAGTACATAAAATCATTCAAGGACATTATTTCCAAATATGCGGGATAAAGTCTTGGGTCTATTTCGTCGAGTTTTTTTCTAATTTCAGGTTTTTGAAAAAGATAGTGTCCTTTTTTTGCTGACCCTTGGATGATTGCGTTAATAATATTTCTCTTATGCTTTTCTAATTCTAAAACTTCTTCAGGAGTTACCTCATCGATGTCAAAACCTGAATCAATCATAATCTTTTGAGCATCCTCTTCGTTTTTTTCCTCTAACTCATCGGCTTCATATCTAAAGTTACTAACATCGATTGTTTCACGATTCAAATTTGCCTCAACAATAAACCAATCAGAAGGTATTTGGGTATCTTCCAAACAAGCCTCGATTGCCAAGTTTTCCAAAGCATCCCTATGTCTTGATTCAATTTGTATAACTTGAGGTACTTTCTGATACATTTCAGAGACTAACATTCTTCCCAACATTTGAGAATTAATTGTCTCTCTTCCTGTAACCTCTCGAACTTTGTCCACAACTTGTTTAAATCGGTTTGTAACCAATCTTTGTACATCTTCAGAACCTTTTCCCATTGCAGGATTTTTTGCGTAAGGACTCTCAGGGTCTCGGAGTTTTCTTTCGAGACTTGGGTCCATACGCTCGGGATAATCCCCGTAATCGATTTGTTCCTGAATTTTTTTATTTTTTGCCATCACGAAGAATACTTTGAATTAGTTGTAATACATCTTTTTTAGCACCTTCCATTTCTTTATTAGATGCCTTTGGTTTGGGATTTGGTCCTTCGAATGGTTTTTTACCTGGATGTGCAGGACGAATAGAGGGTCGAGTACCAGGTTTGGTAGTTGGTTTAACAGGTGCGGTTTCAGTTTCTGCCTCACCCATAGATTGTAACATCCCTAAATCCCCAATAGGACGGCTCATACGAACGCTCTTTCCTCTTTTAGATTTTGGTTTGTAAACCGAGCGACGAATGACACCTTGTTCGGCAATCATATTTAATATTTCTGTTTTTGTCATTTTTGGTTCTAAATAATTTTCAACCAAAGATACAATTTCTTCTTCAATAAAAAAATCCATTGGAGATTTCCCTTCCTTTAAACTTTTTTTAACTTGTTTAACACATCTTTCAAACTTGGCGTTTTTCTTAGGACCTAATTGTGCGTGGCATATAGCCCAAGGATTGTTTTCATCTTTTTCTTCTTCTGACATATCCTCCTTTTTATCAATCTCGGTATCACCTAAATCACCCATACCATCCGGAGCTTGAACTTGGTGGGGCGCTTGAGTGGTGGCACCACCTTGAGAACTACCCATATAGTCTACATCATCTTCAGTCATCTCAGTTTCGATACGAACATTAATACCTCTTGAAGTTAAATCTTTGAGTTTCTGTGGTTCCGCTTTTTCAGGGGAAATTATAACAGCA